GATCAAGGCGGCATCGGCTAGGCCACGTTCCATGTCAGTGCAATAGACCTGTGCGATGTCTTGATTGTTCGGGCTCCAGATATTCCCATCCATCCCATCGTCAGATCGGTCTTGGTATGTCCATGGGCCAGGGGTGTGAGTTAGGTGAGTGGTGGTGTTCATGTCAGTCCCTCTCGGATTCGGTGTCTTCATGGCCATAGCAGCAGTCGCAGAGGTTCTCGGTCCAGCCATTGGGCAGGCCACGGTGGATATTGGCCGTCTCGCCGCAGTAGTCGCAAAGCGCGGAGTAGCCGTCTTTGGTTAGGGGTGAATAGGCCATGGCGTTAGCTCCAGACCTGGACAGTGATGGACTGGACTGGAGTTGCGGAGTCCTGGCTCATCTCGCGGGCGATGTCCTGGACCTGCGAACGGACTGACAGCGGAGCTGCCCACAGCGGGCCCTGCCATTCAAGCTGGGCGTGGTTGATGACTTCGATCATGGTTCCTCCTGGAGGATGGCGCATCCCCTTGACGCGCCTTATATGTCCTAAGATAGGACAACAGGAACAGGATGCAAGGGGAAAATCACCTTTTCGTATAAATCCAGGGTGGGGCGATGTATTCCGGGTGTGCCCGCTCCCAGCTCACCCAGCGATCACGGGCCTTCTGCCTGCACTCAGGGCATTGGGAGGCCCCCCGAGCCAGGTCTGCCTGGTCCAGGGCCTCCCCACACACCACGCAGGCACCAGCGGCCCGCAGCCCCCCCCGCCTTCGAGCCTGCCGAGCCGCCATCAGGTCCAGGTGATGCCTGCAATACCTCCGACCTGGCGCTGCCCCCCGCCGACACCCTGCCTCCCTGCACCCACCGTCCACCAGTCCCTCCAGACCGCCCACCATAACCACGGCATAGCCAACCCTGTCCCGACCCGTGACGCCCTTTCTTTACTAAAGGGAGATCCCAAGATCTTCCTCAGTAGGTTTCTCTCTACTTGAGTCAGTTCCCCTACTCCGTCCTTATCCACATCCTTAGAACTACCCATTCCCTTCTCTATGCTTACTAAGCCTCACCCCCCTACTGGATACTTTTTATCCACACCCCCCCATCCACTCCCTTCCTCTACACACACACCGGCAATTCCTGGGCAGAGGCGAACGGAGCGCGTTTTTCGTCCAATTTCATCCTCGGACCCTCCGCGACCCCGTTTTTCGCCCTCCACGGCCTCTGGCCCCTGGGGCGCCGATTGGCTATAATTCCGGGGCAGTCCTACCCCTCCTGGCCCGGTTCAGTGGCATCCTGGGGCCAATTAGGGCGTGGTTTTTTGCAACATGAACCACGGATTTGCGATAATAACAATTATGTCACATTGGGCAAGTAGGCTAAGTGTGTGTGTATACAGCACTTAGGCCATTTTGCCCCCATTTTGAGATGATGTCGCTGCGACTGGGGAAGAAAAAACCGCTGCGGCTCTCCGAGAAATACAAGTCTGACCCCGCCAGGTGCCCGATCACCCTCCCCAACCGTCCGACTCCACCCCTCGGCCCCATCCGGCCTCGGCTGCACCCCATCACGGCCCGCCATCGCCACACCCTCGCACCTGGCGCCCTCGACCCCGCCCGCCCGTGTGCCGTGCCTGGGGGGGGGTAGGGTGGGTCCACGCGCCTCGCGGTTCACCTACACCTCCCCCTCCTGAATTTTTCCCCACCCAATTTGAGGGCGGGTCCATGGTTGTTTGCTATCCAAAATTTTCAGAGATTGACCAATTCCAATGGGAGTGGAGAGTTTGGGATCTGGGTAGCAGGTTTCCCGATTCTCAACCCAGCTTCAGATCCAGAAGAATCGGGGTTCCGCGAGTCCAATGGCGAGTGGACCAGTTCTTTCAATGAGAGTGTCAAGGCCCCGGCGAGGAAGCGCGGGGCCTTTTTTGTTGCGGGATCAATGGGGTAGGTAGGGTGGGTTTTCTTACGAGGAGGGTTTGTGATGGGAGTTTTCAATTTCAGTGAGGCGCTGGAGGCGCTGAAGTGTGGGCGTCGAGTAGCCCGTGAGGGGTGGAACGGGAAGGGTATGTTCGTGTTTCTGGTGCCTGGGAGCCGTTTCAAGGTGAACCGTGCTCCGCTGTTGGGGATTTATCCCGAGGGTCAGGAAATCGTCTACCTGCCTCACATCGACATGAAGACTGCGGATGACAGTGTTGTGCCGTGGTTGGCCTCGCAGGCGGATCTTCTGTCCGAGGATTGGGTCTTGGTGGACTGATGGCAGGCCGGAAGAAGAAGCAGCCTCCCCCGGAAGTGGTGCCTGCCAAGCCTTCGGGCGTGGTGGTGATCACAAGGGGGGGGTTGGTCCACCGGAGCAGCTTGAACCGGCTAAAGCAGGGCGTGAAGGTGGCGCCTTCGGTGTCGATGCTTGCGGAGGATGAGTCGTGCTTGTGGGCGGGGGGCCGGTGGACATCGAGTGAGCTTCGTGGAGTGCTGGTCCAGATGGTTTCGGATGGGATGAGCCTTCGGGATGCGCTGGAGGCTTTGCGGGAGTCGTGCGCTCCGATGCCGAGCTACCTGACGGTCCACAAGTGGATGAGCGCGAACCCGGATTTTCGACAGGCCTACACCGCGGCGCAGCGGTTGCGTGGAGAGTTGCAGGCCGAGGCGGCAACGGAGTTAGTGGTGGAGGCGCTGGACAACCAGGAGATGGACCCTCGGCATGTGAAAAATGCGGTGGAGCAGTTCAGGTGGAGCGCGTCGAAGTTGGACCGAGAGACGTTCGGAGAGCACAAGACGCTGGACGTGGTGCAGCCGATGGCGGCGATTTCGGACGCGGATATAGACCGGCGAATCAAGATGCTCATGGCCGACCCGAAGGTGCGGGGCGTGTTGAGCGAGGGTGGATTCAACGTGGTGGATGCGGAAGTCGTGGAGGAAGCCGAATGAACGTGGTGAAGATCGGCGGGGTTCTTGAGGGGGCAGATTTCCTACAAGAACAACTCGATCAGGATTGATGGGGACCAGACACCCGAGGGTCAATCGAGGACGCTGATGCACGAATGTCTCCATGGGATCGTGGAGCACTACAAGGTCAGGGAACTCGTTGGCGAGGGCGGGGGGCACCTGGAGGCGCCAATCGACCAGCTTGCTACGGGGATCTGTGAGGTTCTGGAGAGCCTGGGAATCACCCTGCACACAAAGGCTCGGTAGTCTTCCATTGACCTTCCAATGCGCTGTCTATGCTCCGCCTTTCGGGGCCGCGTGGCCCCATGTGGAGGCCTCCATGGCGAAGGACAGCGGAAGTAAGGGCACCCAGCCCACCCCTGCCGGGATGATCGGCACCCCTGGGACCAAGGGCTACAGTCAGGCCAATGGCACCCGGAGCGGTGGCGCGAAGGGCGGGAAGAAGGGTAAGTAGTGGCTCAAGCACCAGGGCCAAAGGGGGCAGCTTCCTCTGAGGCTCTGGCGTTAGCCCGTGAACTCGAAAGCCTGATCAAGGAGAAGCAGCGCCGAACCTCGGAACGCAAGCTCCTTCTGTTCAAGCCAGAACCAAAGCAACTCGACATCATGTGTTCGCTGAACCGTGTCATCGGTGTGCTTGGTGGGAACCGATCGGGGAAATCAGAGTGCGGCGGGGCCTGGGCTGCGACCCATGCCACAGGCCTTTATCCTGACTGGTGGACGGGGGTTCGTCATTCCGGCCCAACGGATGGTTGGGCGGCGGGCATCACGAATGAAACGACCCGAGACATCATCCAGGACAAGCTCTTGGGGAACATCCGAACCAGCTTTGGAACGGGGTTCATCCCAAAGGATCTCATCGTGGATCACACGATGAAACCAGGCGTGAAGGATGCCGTGGAGACGATCTACGTGCGCCATGCCTCGGGCGGGATCTCTACCGTGGGCTTGAAGTCCATGGAGCAGGGGCCAAGCAAGTTCATGGGCACGGAGAAGCACTGGATTTGGCTAGACGAGGAACCCGACAAGGACGGCTACCAGATTTTCTCCGAGTGCAAGATGCGAACCATGACCGTGCCCAACGGCCAGACGCTCGTGACCTACACCCCGTTGAATGGCATGTCGGAACTGTGCGTCTACCTCATTGAGGCCGACGATCCCAGCATCAAGCTCGTCACCATCACCTGGGAGGATGCGCTCCACCTGGACAAGGCCACCCGTGACGAGATGGAACGGACGATGCTCCCCCATGAACGGGAAGCCCGAATGTTGGGGAAACCCGTCATCAAGGAAGGCCTGATCTACCCGTTCATGGAGAAAGACATCCTCGTGGATGCCTTTCCGATTCCCATTTTCTGGCCGCACGTCATCGGAATGGACGTGGCCCGAACGGGCTATTACGCGGCGGTCATCATCGCCGTGGACCCGCGAACGGATGTGGCCTACGTCATCAATGAATACAAGAAGGACCGGGCCAGCCGTGAGGAACACGCGGCGGCGATCCTGAAATGGGGCGAAGGGATCTATGTAGCCATCGACCCGAGCAGCAACCAGGGCGAGGCCGATGGAACCAAGACGATCAAGGTTCTGAAGGATCTCGGCCTGAATGTCCACAACGCCCACAACAAGGTGGAGGGCGAAGGCGCGGGCATCCAGACCGTGTTTGATCGGTTCAGCAGCGGGAAGTTGAAGATATTCCGCTCCTGCCGCGATCTGGAGGCCGAACGGCGGCTCTACCAGTTCAAGGACGGGAAGGTGCGCAAGACGCGGGACCACCTTTTGGACTGTATGCGCTACGGGGTGATGGACCTCGGGAATGCGCGGTCGTTGAGTTATTTCCGCCAGCAGTGGATGGCGAAGAACCGAGGAGTGAGCCATGGAAGCACTTGGCGCCCAGGAGATGCCCGTGTTGGGTATTGAAGTAGAGGAGCGGCTTGAGATGGAAACGCCCATGAAGGACATGGGCGACTTGGCATCCATGGTGGAAAAGCATTTCGAGATTGCCCGACAAGGGCGACTCACCAAGGAACAAGAGCTAATTGAGGATCTGCGGGCCTGGAAGGGCGAGTATGGGCCTGACGTTGACATCCAGGAGAAGCGGTCTCGGATCTTCGTGAAGCTCACCCGCGCCTGGTGCGGCGGTGCCCGGTCCTTGATCCTTACCATCCTGGGGCAGGACGAGGGGTTTCCGTGGACCATCGACCCATCACCCCTTCCCGAACTGGATGGGCTGAATGTGGACGCCCTCCAGGAAGCCGCGCAGATGGCCGCGCAGATGATGCCGCCTGAGCAGGCCGAAGGGTTCCTTGAGGCCCACGACTTCGACAGCCTAGCGAAGCAGGCCAAGAGCGAAGCCAGTGAACGCTGCGACCGAATGAAGATGGAAATCGCAGACCAGATGGCTGAGATGAAATGGGATACCAGTTTCAACCGAGCGATCAGCCCATGGATCATCTTTGGGACGATGGTAGTGAAGGGGCCGACCTCGGCGCCGAAGCGCCCCAAGCGGTGGGCCAAGGGTGTAGACGGAAGCTGGAAGCTGGCGCTTCAGCGATGGAAAGAGGGCAAGGGAACGATTTTCGATCTTCGCCCCGAGATGGAGCCGCTGGATATATTCAGCGTTTACCCAGACCCGGTTGCAACCTCCATCGAGAAGGCCGAATTCATCATCGTCAGGCATACACCTACCCGCCATGAACTGCGGTCCTACAAGCAGATCCCTGGATTCTTTGAGAACGAGATCGAGACCGTACTGCTTGAACACGCGGCCACTGGCGACTGGACCCCGGAGGCGTGGGAATCCATCGTTGACGCGGTTGTGGACCAAACACCAACCGCTCGACAGCATGACCGATTTACGATCAAGGAATGGTGGGGATTCCTGTCTGGGCGAAACCTCCGAGACCACGGCATCCAGATCACGGATGATCTCCTGGAGGCTGAGGCCCTGGTAAACCTCTGGGTGTGCTGCGGGAAGGTCATCAAATGCACCGTGTCGAACCTCTCCCCCGCCCGTCTCCCGTTCCATTTCGTGCCCTACGAGGATGTCCCAGGCTCGATCTGGGGGCAGGGTGTCCCCCGGCAGATGGATGATTCCCAGGCCCTCTACAACGCCTGTGAGCGGGCCAAGGTGGACAATATGGGCATGGCCTCCGGCCCCCAGGTGGTGGTGGACCTAAGCCGAAGCTCTGACCGAGAAGAGGCCAAGCGGATCTACCCATGGAAGCAGTGGGCGGTGAGCGACATGGAAGGCCTTACCCAGCCCCCGGTGCAGTTCTTCCAACCCCAGAGCAACGTGCCCCACATGCAGGCCATGCAGGCGGATGTCAGGCTCCACCTACAAAAGGAAACCAACCTCCCCGACTTCGCCGTGATGGGAGGCATCGGTAGCCAGAGCCACAACCGGACAGCCGAGGGGTTGTCCATGCAACAGAACGCCGCTCTGGCGTTCATCCGAACGGTCATCGGGAATCTGGATACCTTCCTTACCCAACCCATGATCGAAAGCCTTTACCACTGGAACATGGCCTTCAACCCCCGCGAGGGAATCAAGGGTGACTACGATGTGGTAGCCAAGGGTGTCTCTGGCGCCATGACCCGCGAGATCCTGACCCAGCGGCTCAACCAACTCCTGATTGCAGCCGGGAACCCTGAGATTCGTCCCTGGGTGAAGGTGGACAAGGCGGTTCAACTCTGGGCTAGGGCCATGGGGTATTCGGACCTGGACCTGACCTATAACGAAAAGGAAGTCGCGGCCAACCGTCAGGCTGAACTCCAGCAACAAGCCGAGGCCGATGCTGCGCCCAAGCGCATCCAGCCCATCATGCCGCGAGAAAACGCCGTCATGGAGATGCTCGGGAACACCCCGCCGACCTCTCCGATGTACGGCCCCATGTATACCCAAGCCGCCCAAATGTGGGGGCTGATGAACCCCCGCCTGGGCGCGGCGCTCAATGCCTGGAGTCAGGGGCAGACGCAAGCCGTGAGCCCACTGATAAGCCCCGAAGACAACGCAATCATGCAATCGGACCTAGCCCCAGAGGAAATCAATGCGCAACCCACACGAACAGTCCAACACTTCATTGGATCAGGTGGAGACCCTGCGGGCAATGCTGGCCCTGGTGAAGCTCCCGGAATGGGAACTGCTGGAATGCTACCTGCTGGAATGCAGGGCGGAATGCCTCCGCAAGCTGGCCTATACGGCGGTCAGTGAAGTTGACCTAAAGCGGCAACAGGCGGTCGTGAAGTTCATTGATGGGCTTCTCGACCTGCCTGAACGCGCCGAGGCCGCAGTAAAAAATGTTCGTGACTAAAAAGTATCCATTGACACCCCAATAAAGGCGTCACCTTCCTCCTGCCTTGAGAAGCAAGGACTCCCATCCCGCGAAGGGACGTAGGAGATTGCAGGAGGATGAATGAGCGAGAGTGTCAGCCACGAGCAGACGGAACTTCAGGAGGCGAGAGACGCCTTCCGAAAGTCTTTCGACGGCCCCACCAATGAGGAGGTACCCGCTGGGACTCCCGTTGCAGCCCCGCCCGTAGCGCCCGATCCCATCATCACCCAGGGTTCACCCCAGGACGAACGACCTGGGACGCCGGTTGTGGAGACCCCCGCCGAGGCCCCCGAGGGGCAGGATTACGCCAGACTGCGCCAGGACTACGAAGCCCTGCAAAAGCAGTTCAAGGCGATCCAGGCGAGTGTGACCCCCGTCCAGCAGGAACGCTCCGAACTCCGAAGGAAGGTCCAGGCACTTGAGGAGGAGTTGCGCGGCACGGTGAAGACCCCCCAGGGGGATTCCGTGGCCGAAAAGACTTCACTCGATGCCCCTGAATTCAAGGAGAAGCTCGACGCGATCCGGGAAGTCATGCCTGAAGCGGCAGACCTTCTGGAAGTTTCCCTGCGGGAAAGCCAACGCCTTCAGGCCGAGGCAACCAAGCGAAGCAACGACGCCGAAATCAAACGCCAAGAGGCTATCGCCAAGGCCACGATGGATGAACTCTTCCGTCAGCGGCCCATCGCGCAGCAACTCGACACCGATCCGAATTTCTGGGCATGGATTGATGCCCAGGGGACCGAATCCAACTACTACCGCAAAATTCTTAGTGCGCCCTGGGAAGAAGGTCATTTCCAGGCCACGCTTGCCATTCTCGATGCCTACCCTGGTGCCCCCTTGGGAGCGCCTACCCATGGCGCTCCTACGCCCGTGGCCGCGAATGTCCCGCCCCATGTGGCGGCGACCTCGCACACGGCCCCGAGGCCCACGGATATTGGCGTTCCCATCAGAGGCGGCGTCTTGCCGAACACCCAGGCCAACCCTGGGCGGCTGACGGAAAGCCAGGTGCAGGAGATGGAGATTTCCATGCGCCGTGGAGGCCATACGGCGGCTGAGGATGTCGTGAAGAAGATGCGGGAGAACTGGAAGTTGAGCGCAAAGCGATAGGTGGCGCCTCAAGGCAGGAATCAACCCCTGACCAAAAAGGAACCAAGCCATGTCCATCCCGCGCACCGGGGCGATGCTTCCCAACGGGAACTTCAACCCCAAGCAGTTTTCCACCTACATGCAGGCGATCTACCACGCCACGCATGTCGTTCCGATGATCTCCAACCGTGACTACGAGGGAGACATCAACAAGAAGGGCGATACGGTCTACATTCGCCGGAAGCCCGGTGTCCAGGTCTTCGACTACACCATCGGCCAGGATCTCGAAAAGCAGACCGCCCTTGCCGATGACCTGATCCCCCTCACCATCGACTACGCCTCCTACTTCAACATCCCCCTGAACGACCTGGACCTGTTCCTGTCGGACATCGATGTTCAGCAGGCGGTTGCGGAAGAGGGCGGGTTCGCCATTGGCGACAAGATCGAACAGCGGGTGCTCCAGACGATCTGGTCCAGCGCCGGTTCCACCATCCCCACCTTCGCCATGAGCAAGGCCACGGCAATCATGGCCTTTGCCCAGATGCGGATGATGTTCCGCCAGAAGAATGTGCCCGACTCCAACAACTGGGCGGTCATCGACCCGATCACGGCCTACTGCCTGGGCCTCAGTGATCTGTCCCGCGCCGATGTCATGGGCGGTGCCCATGCGGATCTGCTCAAGAGCGGTAAGCCCGTGGACAAGATCCAGGGGTTCGACATCTACATCAGCAACAACACCCAGGCCTCGGCCTCGACCTCCAAGATCCTCTGCGGCCACATGGACGCCCTGGCCTTTGCCAGCAAGTTCCAGAAGTCCGAGACCGTGCGAGACCCCAAGGATTTCGTGGATCTCATCCGCAGCATCGTCGCCTACGGGTTCAAGGTCACGAAGACCGAAGCCCTCGGCTGCATCGACGTAACCAGCTTCACGCTGACCTAGTAGGAGCCCAGACATGGCCACTTACGATCTCACTGCTTCCACGACCTCCATTCCGGTTTCGACCCCCGGTGGCCCTGCGGGTTTCCCCGCCCAGGCCGAAGGGTACAGCTACCGCATCAAGGCGGTGGTCGATCTCTCCAAGATCGGAACGGCTCTGGCCGCTGCCGACATCATCAAGGTGCTCAACATCCCGGCTGGCGCCGTGGTCAAAGGTGCCTGGGCTCGGATCCTGACGCCCTGCGCTGCCGCGATGACCCTTTCGCTGGGGGACAGTGCCGCAAGCGCCGGGTGGATTGCCCTCACGGCCATCAATGCCGCTGCCGGTACCGTGCTTCCCCCCACGGGCGCAAGCCTGAACGCGGGCGCCGGGAAGGTCTACACGGCGGCTGACGATGTTCGCCTGGTGGTTGCCGGTGCCACGCTCAATAACTCGGGCATTGTCGAAGTCACGGCGCGAGTCGAGCGTCTCTACTAGGAGCGATCATGGCACTGAAGACCAAACTTCCTACCAACGTGAAGGCCATCGTTAATTCCGCGAATGGCCTTCGCATCGAGGGCGAAGCCCTCACCCGGCACATGCTGGAATACGCGCTCAACAACCGCGACCAGTTCTCGTTTGTCTACCAGGGAGACGTGTTCCTGTCGGAGGCAGAGGACGAAAGCATTGACCTTGGGACGAATAATCCCATCTTCAGTGAATCGGACCTGAACCGCATGAACAAGGCTGCTCTGCTGGACCACTGCGGGCGCCTTGGAATCTTGGTGGAAGGTGAACCGACCAACGCCGAATTGGTGGACATGATCCTTATCCACCAGGACGGAGTGTAAGCCATGGCCGTCTCTCTCCGATCTCTTTACGGAAGGGTTGCCTTCCTCCGCCCTGATCTGGAGGAGACGGCCAAAATTGGGTTTGCGATCCAGGAAGCCGTGCGGGATGTCTGTCGCCGCACCTTCCTGGCTCGTGGAACCCTGACCCTCACCATCCCGATTGGCGGGGCAGAGGCGCCCCTTGCCCTGCCCCCAGGGCAGGGCCTTCTAATCATCCACCGGGTAGACCATAGCGAAACAGGCGGGGATGGGTTCAGGACACTCGGAGCGGCCTCTTATTCACTTCTGGATAGTGCTGGCAACACACCGGGACAACCCATTTTTTACAGCCAGCAAGGGGGGGTGCTCACCTTGAGCCCACCCAGCCGAAGCGGTGGAACAACCAAGGTATTCTACTCCTACGCTCCCACGACCACCGTGGACACCATTGATCTGCCCGAAGCAGCGACCCTGGCGATTTCGGCCCTGGCTGAATCCCTTGTGCTCCGTGTCCCGTCAAAGCCTGGGGGTCCTAACTATCAGGACTTGGGCCACGCCAAGGAGCGGGAGAACGATTTTCACAGGGCCATCGGGAACCTCAAGGCCATCTCCTTCTATGGCGAAGTCGGGGAAATCGTGGTTCATCCTGAGCCCTTCCCAGGAGCCCCTTGATGGCAACGCTTGCGACCCTCCGCGCCGATGTCAGGGATCTCGTGGGAGATCCCGTGGCGCAGTCCAACACTTACACGGATGCCCAGGTTGATGCGGCCATTCAGATCGCCATCATCAACTACTGCGAAAAGACCGAGGCGACCTACAACGAGAAGCTGTTCCCGGTCGATGGGGCTGGGTTCATCACCTTGGATTCCACGGTCCTGAATCCAAAGCGCGTCTTCACCACTGCATGAGGGAGGCTTCCATGGCAACGAATGTCCTGGACCGAACCTCCCAGGCGATGGAAGACGAAAAGGATGGGGCATGGAGAGGCGCCATCGGAACGCCTGCCCGCTGGATGATCCATGCGGGGAACAAGATCAGGATTACCCCATGCACCGGGGCTGAGTCCTCGGCAACAGTAGGGTACGTGGAGATCCCGACACCCCTTGCCGCAGAGGATTCAACGCCAGACGCTCGAATCCCGGCAGGGCACCACGGATATTTGAAGTTCGCGGCGGCGGCATGGTTGCTGCGGATGGATGGAGACGCTGGCGACGAGCAGAAGGCCCAAGCCTTCATGCAGACCTTTAACTCACTCATCGGGAAGGAGTGAACCTTGTCCCAGTTTCTTGGCATCAATCCTGGCGGGTACATCTCGCTCGGCTCAACGGCCCTGGACGTTCACAATACGATCAAGTCCGAACTCACGACTCGGGGGTGGCGGGTTGTATCGGAAGCAACGGGGGTCAATCCCACACGGTTGTTCGTCATCCCGCCTGCCACAGAAGAGATCGGGAATGCGCAGTGCCGCGAAGTGCTGTATATGGAATTTGGCGATAACTACATCAACTGGCGCCCAGTGACTGAGGCGCTGCTGCCGTACCCGCAGATTGTGCTACTCACGCCGAAGACAGGCGGATCAAGCTCAAATGCCATCACCCTAGACGGTGTCACTGTGACGCAGGATCCTGCCACGCTTGCAAGTGGGAACACGGCCTCTCAGAATCTCCGGTTCTTATACGAGGCGCTGGCCTCTTCAACGGATCCAAAAATATCAGATTGGGATTGGGTGTACAGCTACCCGACACCCAATCCAGGCACATCCGACGACACCTCCCCCCATGTGGTAGGGATTCGAAAGACCGCAGTTGCAAACGTAGTGATCACACCAAACGCGAACGTTACGGTCGGAGTTATAGGAGATTACGCCGCCCCAGGAATCCAAAACCAAGCGGTTTCAAACTATTGCATACCTGAATCCTTGACAACCGACCTTGTCAATGGATGCATCTATTTCATGCAAATTTCCTCGCGCGGCATAGCTCTAGCGGTTCGCACCAATGCAGCATACACGGGGCCTCTACATGCGTGTTGGGGCAACCACAATCGCGCCGTCTCCCTGGTTCCTGAAAGTGGGAAATTCTCAAAATTCATCTCTCCGATTGAACTTCTCGTAGGCGCAGACGGGAATTCATCTAACCTCGGTTCTACGGCGAGACCCGCTAAAACGTGGGGTCGGCACTCTTACTTCAAGAAGACTTCTGCTGAAATGTCATCCCATCCATTTACAAAAACAATACTTGCTCAAAATGGATTCATGGATTCATGCCTGACAACAGGCTCCAATGGTGATGAAGTCATTCCATTGTTGGCATCATCTATTTGGACAACCACAGATAACGTCGGAGACGATTTCCAGGTTCACCGCATAAGCATGGCTGGCAATTACAGCCGAACAGTCACATCGATTTTCGTATCTCCAATTTATGTAGGTAGGTCAAGCGTTGTCCCTGCTATTGAGTTGGACGATTGGTATAAATTTAGAGGCACAGCAACCGACGAAAATCTACAGTTTGTAGCCGATACGGTGAGCAGCGGGATGCTCGCACAGACGATAGATGGTTCCTCAGACTATCCGAGTATTCTCCTCGCCTCCACGGCAGGCCTCGCTGCTGCGGGGTGTGTGGTGGTGGAGAATGAGGCCATTGAATACACGGGGATCAGCGGTAATTCCATAATCGGATGCAGCCGTGGGATGTATGCAACGCCCCGAGTCAGGCATTTCCAGGGCGCCGCCGTCTATCAAGGGCTTTGGTTCATCAAGATCAACGGCGGCGCCCTGTATGCGGGCACGTCCAGGCCGGTGTAATGGCTAGTCCAGTTCGGAATCTCACGGGGCCAACGGGGCTTTCTCGGATGAGCCCCGTGATCCCTGTCCCGATCATTCGCATCAACCCGCTTGGGTATGCCACCGGAGTTATGACGCCTCGGTTGCCTTCCCTTACCCAGAAGGCGACTCTCGCGGCAGGCATCGACACCCCTGCGATCAAGATCCCGCCTCCACCCATGGGGCGGCTCATCTTCAATAC